TAATTGTCTCTTCTTTCCACTTCTCATCTCTTCCGGGCACCATCGACCAGTGGATCTCAAACGTCTTGTATCCGTTTCGTTTATTGATAGCATCAACCCATAACTTGTAGAACAAGTTCATACCATTGGGAGTAGAAACAATAATAATCTTAGTCGTTTTACCAGATGAAATAACTGGATAAACTGAGTTGAAGAACTCGTGTGCAATATTTTGTGGAACGAATGCAAACTCATCTAGGAACACTACGTTAAATGATCCTCCACGAACTGCTGACGATGACGTGGATGCAGCAATAATTTTAGATCCGTTTTCAAGTTCTACGTTACCTTTGTTCCATGTGATGACGCCTTGTTGCATCCACATAGGTAAATTTTCATATGCAAGTTGATACTTTGAAAGAATATCTCGCGCAAGAGAACCTTTGTTTGCAAGAACTGCAATGTTTTGTGAGTGTTCGAATAGCGTCAACCATAGTAGATATGCAACAGATGTTGTTGTTTTACCAACCTGACGAGGACATTTGGTGATGACGAATCGATTCTCATGAAATGTTTTAATCATTTCTTTCTGAAAATCCCACATGTCAAATCCCATCAACCCCTTATCTACGTTGACAATTTTTATATATTTCGATGCAAAATATACTGGATCTTTAGAACATCGAATGTATTCTTCTACTTGATCTTCAGTGTAAGATAATTCTATACCAGCACGTTTTAAAAGTGGATTATCTCTATAGGACGATTTATCAAGTGTCATTACTTCTCTTTAATAATTTAGATAATTCTGATGTTGATCCAACAAAGATTGCTTTGTCAACTGTGACATTTGATTCTTTATTCTTGAGTCCTTTCAATTCACGAATAGACTTCTGTAGATTCATCAATTTCTCATTTGCTTCTGCTGTGTTCTTAATCAGCGTTGCAACAACTTCAAACGCACGTGGATGTTCTGTTTCAGATGCAATCGCTAATAGGTGATCGATTGCATCATTACCCTTTCTTACGAGAGATTGAAGTGTTTTTCTGGACTCAGCATAGTCTTTCTCAAGATCTGATTCAAGATCTTTTGAGATGGAGGCAATCTCGACGATATCAGTGGATGTTTCTTTTTGCACAACAGGCGTCTTGATAGAGGGTGCAACATCAAAGATTTCTTCCATAGATTTTTCAAATTTAGACATAATCTAATATTACCTTTACACGATACCAGAACCACTAATCATCCATGTGTTAGTAGCAACTTGAAGAAGGGTGGCTACGCCGTATGTTGTTACGCTTCTAGACGTTGAAGTTGTATTTCCTGCCAAATATAATGAAACTCCAGTGTTAGGAGTAACAGTCACAATTCCATTCGACGATGTTCTCGAAACAATCATAATTTTCGTACCGTTAACGAACGATACTGTATTTGATGATGGAGGAATGTACAATGTTACATTAGATGACTGTGTGTAATATAAATGTTTACCGGCATCAGATGCAACTAGTGTGTAGTTTGTATTCTGTGCATTTTGTGGAACAATCTGTGCCGCCGTGTTGGCAGCATTGAATGCTAATGATGCAGTGTTCGATGCTGCATTGGCAGAATTGAATGCTAATGATGCAGTGTTCGATGCTGCATTGGCAGAATTGAATGCTGCGCCAGCATAAGTGGAAACAAGACTAGATGAATTTGTGACATAAGATTCAGATGCCATTCGAACGCCACCCGCAGTATTGCCTGTGTGAACAGTAACAATATTGTTGGTTGTTTCAACAATTAATTCACCTGCCGCACCAGTTGTGTTTGCAACTACTGTGTTGGCATATCTTTTGAATTGAAGTGTTCTTGACATTTTAATTACCTTTAATTAAGTAAGTCTATTACTTTTTCGTTTTCTTTGAGTAGATCATCTGAACCCATTTCAAATGGTAAATCACCAGAGAAATCAGAAGATGTTGTAATCGTCTGTGGGAAATCTGGATATTCAAACATCTGCGTAGTGTATGTATAATTATCAACACTTGTTGCATCTGTTGGCGACGGCGTGATAATAGTCTGAACAAGTTTGTTCGATTTCAAATCAATATTACAAACGTTCCATGTAGCACCAGTTGACATTCCAACAATAGGTGTTCCTGTTATAAAATGTCCATGTGTAAAAGAAGTCTCTAATAACTTTGAAGTGGAATTCCAACCAACTACAGTGCCTGTTGCAGTCGCAGTGTCTAATGAATATCCTTGATATACTTTTTCGCCTACTTTATAGTTTCCAAATCCAGGTTGCGCATCCTCACATAAAGTAAAAATTATATTTCTATCCGTTAAAGTATTATCATCATAAATGTTTGTGATCGCAGCACGAATAATCTTAGGTTCACGGATCGCACCGTAGATATATGCTTTGACTGTGAAGTTTAATGTCCAAATAACAGTTCGAATCTTGCTGTTATAGTCACCTTCATACTCGATGTCATGAGAAATTGATTTAAACACGATAGGAACTTCTTTGATCATTCCCATCTCTTCGACTAGATTCACATTAATCGTGTAATCTGGAGTAAAATACGGTAGAATCTTTTCGATAATTTGTGCAGAATCTTCAAAGTTTCGAACATAAAGATATAAAGAAAAATCAAAATCAAAAGGCACTGGATTATAGACCGCCAAAGTTACGCCATCTTCCGAGTGTTTGTTTTTATAATTTGTGTTTAACTTTCGTGATGCATCATAACTCATGTCTGTCATTTCATACGACAACATGGGCAAAGTAATCTGAACTTTCTTATCGAGCATCGGATCACTTTCTAATCTAGAAACATACTTCTCTTTTGGACCATAAATGATTGGAACTAAAAAGTTCTCATACTCAAGTCCAGTCTCAGTGTATCGATTCAGTTTAATTTGATTGAAGAAATCGCCAAATGCTACGATTATTTTTCTGATAGTTTTATGATATGAATACATTATAATCTACCAAAAGGATTAATTTCTATAATGTCATCAACATAATTTGTTGCTTCAACTTGAATCAGTTTATTATCGTACATTTCTCTTTCTTGTGGATCAACTAAATCATCAGGAGAAGATGTTGTGATATGGAACGCATTTGAAGTGTTACCTACAATATACATTCCAGATGAAAATGTTCCAACTAGATCAGTAATCTTGATAACGCCGTCATAAACATTCCAATAAGTGCATAGTCCAAATGCAGTGTTAGCTGGATTGTGAACATATTCACCAACAAGATAGTTGCCGTTACCAGATACAGTGTTGACATTCATAGAGATAGTATAAGAGTCTTGTACAACAATATCGTCAATCATAGGAACACCAACACTGATATCTTCTTGTGAATACTTGAATTTCTCTAATTCTAATTTATAGAAATACGGATATTTGTTACCCAACACATAGAAAGAATCTGTATAGTTCACAAACTTAATCTCGTACATTTCACCAGTTTGTGAAAGAAACGGAATATAAATTAAATCACCCTCTCTTGGTCTATCATATAAACTCTGAGGTAACCATCTCGCAAAAGATCTTTTTGAAAGTATAACAGACATATTATTTCTAATTTCTAGACCAAACTTAGAGAAGAATTCTCTTTCGCCCTCATAACCATCAACGTTAACGATATACACTTCGATTGGATATGCAGTTTTAAATTTGCGAAGTGGATCTTCTCCGTAAATCAAATCTCTTGCAGCATCATTGACGTTTGGAATATAGTGAACATCAACTCCGTTGATCTTGATGGTTTCTACCATCAAGTCTTCCATGAGTCTTTGCTCCGGTTTGGAGTTGAAATTATTAAAATAATGATTTACTGGCATATTAGTTCAGATAAAAATCGACAGGCAGTGAATAAGAATCAATCATTTCTTTTTCTAACTTTTCAATCTCTGCACTTGCTTCTTCAAAGATTTTATCGCCGTTTAATGTTACTCCACCAGGCAATTGCACACCTGCAAACTTTTTCAAATTATTACCCCAATTTCTTTTTATCAATGCAGTTGCATATTCTTTTAACCAACGATCATTCCAGACTGCTTCATAGTCTTCTGGTTTAATCAATGCGTGACACTCTGCAATCACTACAGTGCCAGGATTGACTGCTGTTCCCCATCCCCAATCACAGAATAACTTATACATATGACGCTGAAATCTAATCGGTACTTCACCAGTAAACATTAACTCCAGTGATCTAAGATGTTGCATAGTCAACGTGTAGTTAATATATGATGCAGAAGTGAAATCATATAATTCATTTAATCTAAGTTGATATCTTAGATCGAACATATTGTTCTGTGCAATCGAATCTGATATTGGAAATATTCTAGTGACACCAATAATATTAACGCTGTTGCCACCAGTGTCTTTCGTCACACTAGGCGACATGTTAATATATTTGTTCGTGATATCTGTGGCATCTAATTTCTTGATATAATAAACTTTCTGAAGTGCATCAAAGTGATAGTCTTGCCAATACTGGAGTGCATCATCGATTCTATCTTCGACCTGATCACTGTCAACGTTAATTTCAATAACAGGAAATCCTAATCTACGTAGGCAATAATCTGTAAATTGTAGTCTAGAACTTACTGTTGCCATTTTGAAAACCCTTTGTGATTTATTTGTTTTCTAATATTTAGTGATTAAAAAATTTACTAAAACAAAGACTTACCACTTAATTGTGCCAGTCCCATTAATAAATTTATACACGATGTAACCACTTCTTGTTGTTACTTCATATGTTAAACCACCACTAATATAAATCGGTTCAGAATATGTATTGGCATAAGCAATAACAACAACTCCAGAACCTCCATTACCGCCTGCCGGACTATTATATGGAGCAGATGCTGCTGAACCGCCACCTCCACCACCACCACCTAGATTTGCAGTTCCTGCTGTTCCACCAGATCCTTGATATCCTCCAGGACCACCGCCTCCAGTGCCTCCAGTACCGTTAGCTGGTGGATAAAATCCACCACCGCCGCCACCGCCTGCGTATGTTACTGATGATCCGGTAATACTTGATGACAATCCATTTCCACCATTTCCAGAATCATCACCCGACGCGCCTGCAGTGTTTGCACCACCACCACCACCACCTCGTCCTGTGACAGATGTGGCACCAGAAAGACTTATTCCACCATCGTTACCTTGTCCTACAATTCCTTTGCCTCCTGCAAATCCAAATCGAGCGGCACCACCACCTCCAGATCCACCATCTGCACCAGTTATTCGAACGCTATTCCAACCTCCACCACCGCCACCACCCATTGCAGTTATCGATGAGAAAATTGAACTACTACCAGAAATACCAGATCCTGGCTCACTGCCACCTAAATTTCCAGCATAACCTCCAGCTCCACCACTACCAACTGTTACTAAGTAACTAGTACCGGATGTAATAGTGAAAGCCGTAGATGTTAACATACCACCAGCTCCACCACCTCCAGCACCACCTGCACCACCTCCTCCACCTCCTCCAACAACTAGATAATCAACTGTTGGTGGTGATAAAGAATTTACTCCAAGTGTTTCGAATTCAGTTGTCGGCACAGTTGTGACTGTTCGGGCTACGCCTTTTGTTATGCGGAAGTCTTGAAGATAACCGTTGACACTATATAAAAGGTCAAAACTAGAACTTCCAATTATAGTTCTAGATGCAAGATAATTGTTTGTGTCTGCGTAAGTAGAACCAACCTGAGAACCGTTAATGAACATTTTTGTTTGCGACGAAGATCGAGTCACCGCAAAGTAATACCATGTTCCGGTTGAAAGAGAACCACTTGTAATCTGAGCAGCAGAGTTAATGTACCAAGTCATTATTGCGCCATTCATGTATAAACATGGATACGCACCGTTCGTTCCCGAAGGACGCTGATCAAAAATAATCTGAGCGGCTGGGATGGCATTAAAATAAATCCATCCTTCAATTGTAAAATCAGTAGTTCCTAGTGTTATACTTTGTAGTGGTATCGCGTTTAAATAATCTCCGGTTCCGTCAAATCTCATGCTCGTGGGTGACCACTTGGATTGTACGTTACTGGACTGAGCATCTCCAACTGAAATTAAGTTGTTTTGTGTCGTGGCATCATAAATCGCAGCGTTAGTAAAGTTGAGCAATAGACTGGTGTTCGTAATTTTTGTTAAAGGTTCGGTGGGTGGTGTAAATGCACCTGTGTAGACTGCTGTGCCTTTGACGATACGGAAATTTGAAAGATAACCAGTGAGCATATAAAGAGAACTATTATTTGTTGTTCCAACATTTATTGCAGTTGCAGTTCCGGAATAATTATTTGCGTCTGTGATTATTCCCGCTGCTGCCCCATTTATGTAATATGCAAATCCGCTAGTGGCGGTGCTAGTTCTTACTAGGGCAAAATGAGTCCATGTGTTTAATGGGATTGCAATTGTTGCCGATGTTAAGTTTGATACGCCCGGAATTGAGGCATAAATAAAACCGGACGAATCTATTGCTACTTGAAACCCATTACCAGAAAACACTCCGCCGCAAATAAACGGCGTACCAGATCTAGAAGTTTGATATATCCAACCCTCAACTGTGTATGCACCAGTGCCAAACTGCATCACTGTTGAAGCAGTAGTAGAACTTAAATAATCCGTACTACCATTGAAGTATGCGCTACCGCCATGTGTTGATGGACTATATTGCGACTTTGTTGGAAATGGTTGAAATACTTGAGTAGTCGGAGCGCCACCGGGTGTAATAGTAAAGTTGTTGTTACTGTTGTCTTTAAATCTATTATCTTGTGCTGTCAACAAAACTGTATTAGTAATTGCAGTAAGAGGAGATGTTGGAACAGTTAACGTTGTTAATGTTGGATTATAAACTGCTGTTCCTTTGACCATTCTAACATTAGAAACATAACCAGCATAATAATATCCACTAAGACTTGCGAATCTACCTATTTCGAGAAACGCAGTCGCAGCAGCAGAACCACCAGAAATACTCGCAGTTGCTATTCTAGTACCATTAATGAATAAACTAACAGTGCTACCACTTCTAACATATGCAACATGCACCCATGCATATTTAATTACAGCAACTGCTGTATTAAACTGATTAAGGTATCCGCCAGTTGCATAGTAAGCAGCAAACCAATTCCCCGAAGTGTTAATACCTACTCTTAGTTCTAAATTAGTTCCTGCTCTATCATCATTTAATTGAAAGATAACACTACCATATGTTGCAGTAGACCAAGCTATTGGATATGTCCAAAATTCAATAGTAAAATCACTAGTTCCTGGTTGTAATGCCGCTTGACTAGTTGTGCTTAAATAGTCTGAACTGCCGTTAAAATAATTACTCCATTGACCACTAGGCCAATATGGAGTCACAGAACCTTGCGTTGGTGTTCCATTGCGGGTGATCGTTGCTGCATAATTACTATCATCAACAAATACGTTGTTTTGTATAGCAGTCGTCGAACTTGTATAGTTACTTTCTGCAAAATTAAGTAGTAGAGCAGTATTTGATGCAGGAATATTAGTATTGACGTTTGTTGTGCTTGGATAAGTTCCACCAGTCTGAGTTACAAAGTTACTTGGAGGAGTGAATGCTCCAGTGTAGACTGCCGTGCCGTTAACTATACGGAAGTTAGAGATGTATACGTTAGAAGGATATAAACCACCGTTTCCGGATGGATTTGCACCAATTGGTTGAGTTCCTGTGTAGGTAAAATTTTGAGTGTTTGTTACTTGTGCAACCTGCACTCCGTTTATATACATCTTTAAATTGTTTGATCCAGATCCCGACCGAACAATTGCAATGTGTGTCCAAGTATTAATTGGAATTGAACTTGGATTTGAAATAAATCCTAAGTTTCCTGTAAACCACAATGTATTGCCACCGCCAGAGACTGAGTTGAGATACATACCAGGACAATTGTCTGTGTTGTTTCTCGAACCCCATAACCAATAATTTGTTGGATATACAGGATTCACGGGAACGTACAACCAAAACTCTAAAGTAAAATCATTTGTACCTAATGCAGATGTTTGGTTGTATGTAAAATAATCCGTACTACCATTAAAATACGCAGCACTCGGACTTGCGGCGGGTGTTGTGAATCCACTTGGATAATAATCAGATCGGACCGTTGGTGTGCCGTTTAATGTGAGTGAGAAGTTGTTTGTGCTATTGTCTTTAAATCGATTAGATTGGCAAGTTAGTAATGTTGTTTGCGTTCCAGTAATTGCTGAAATGTTTGTACCAGCACTCTGTGTAGTAGCAAGTGGGCCTGTTGGTGGAGTAAATCTGCCAGTGTAAACTGCTGTGCTGGTTATTCTGAGATTTGATATATATCCTTGAAAAATATCATTATATGTAGGATCGATTGCTCGCAAGGCGCCAATATTGTATGACGCTGCACTAGATATACTTGCTGCAGCAGACCCAGACACTACAGATATACCATCAACATAAATGGTTACTGTGCCAGAATTGCGAACTGCCGCAACATGATGCCAAGTATTTGCAGAAATTGCCGCAGTTGAAGAAATGCTTGTTCCCGCAACATATAATGATATGCCTGTAGAACCTTGAGTTGAACCATTGATTGAAAAACCTACGCCAGATCCTTGAGTTGCTTCCGTTGATGCCAAAATTTGTTCTCGACTCCAGGTAGTAGACCTTCCAGAGAAAAATATAAAGCACTCAATCGTAAAATTACCGGTGCCTACATTCAGTATTGGTTGTGTTCCAATACTAAAATACGCTGAAGTACCATCAAAATAGTTACTCCAGTATCCATCTGTTTGATATGGACCAGTCAAAGCAGTTAAAGGTGTTCCGTTTCGAGTGACAGTGAGGTTATTAGTACTAGAATCAATTGTCGTTGTAGATTTGCCTGTGTACGATGAAGAAGCAGATTTCAATAACAACGTAACAGAGGGAAAATAAACATCTGTGGGTAAAACTACAATTGGCGTTACGTTAAATAACGGCCAATTTGAAGACAAGACTGCATTTTCTAATTGAAAAAGAGGCCAAATACCACTAGCCGCACTACTTGTGGGTGTTATTAATTTTCCAATTATTCCGCCATTAAATTGCATATTTGTTTACCATCGAATTGTACCTGTTCCAGAAGTAAATTTATATACTTTGTAACCCGGTCTAATGACACCATTATCTAATGTGGATATTAACCCGCCAGTGATTGTAGGTGTCGTTGTAAAATTGATTGGATAAGCAATGATTACAACACCTGATCCACCACTGCCGCCAGTCTGATTCGGATAAGCACCGCCTCCTCCACCGCCTCCCAAATTTGTAGTTCCCGGTTGTCCTGCGGTACCACCGTTTTGACCACCAGTACCACCACCTCCAGCGCCGCCAGCAAGTGGAGCAGCATTTCTAGCACCACTGCCGCCACCAGCATAAAAAGTAGATACACCAGTTATCAAT